TTTGTCGCAATGGGGCATCTGGAGCCGGATGGCAAGGCCCGGCCCGAAGAGCTACACGAGCAGCGCAGGAAAGATCCAGGAGATGCTTGTTCAGCAGAACGCAGACAGCGACACCTTTCTTGCCGGGGACGATCTGGCGGAGGCTGTTGATGCTGCGGTCAATAAGCAGGCGCCTGGGGATAAGTCGATATTGGTAAGTTACTTTGTGTCCAGATACCCGCTTCGGCTCATGGCTCGAATGCATGGCGTGTCCCGGGAAGGGATGCTGAATTTAATATCCCGTGCGGCGGCACGCGTTGAATCCACAATGGAGGACTGATGCCACTCGAGAAAGACGACATTTGTCCAGTGTACGCTCCGAGAAACCCCTATTCGTTCGAGTCTTATACCCCAATAGGCTTAAGCGAAGAATTCCTCGACAAGCTGGAGGCGCTAGAAAAGTTCGAGGAGTTGCACGAAGCGGGGCGGACGCCCAAGCTCAGCCCAAAGCAGAAGAGCGCGCTTTTGCAGGCGATGCATAATGCCAAGTACATCTATTTCGTGCTCTCCGAAGATTCTGGACTGGTGAAGATCGGCAAAACTAAAGACATAAAAAAGCGATTTGCCAGCCTTCAAACGATGTCCCCTGTGCCGCTCAGGATTATCGGATGCTTCAGGGCGCACGATGAATTGGAAGGCACCCTGCACTCGAGGTTTGCCAAGTATCGACACCATGGCGAATGGTTCAAGCTCAGCGATGAGATCGTGAAGTTGATCGAGTTGGGCGCAGAGAAGGGTGTGCGAGCCCTGGTTTGGGATTGCGCCCAATGGGTGAAAGTAAATGATCCATGCAGGCTCCGTTGACATCGGCGAAAGTATCGGATAAATTTTCCGTGTAGAGTGGTCATAGTGACCGCTGCCGAAAGCCCTGGCCCTCAAAGCCGGGGCTTTTTTGTGCCGGAATCCCCCAACCGGCCATCCCCGAGACCCGCCCCGTGCGGGTCTTTCTATTCCTGGACCTGGACATGCCCCAATTTAGCGAACGCAGCAAACAGCGCCTGGCGACCTGCCATGCCGATCTGCAAGTGCTGATGGCCGAGGTCGTGAAAGACTTCGACTGCACCATCATCACCGGTCACCGCGACCGTGTGACGCAGAACCGCATGGTGGAGCAGGGAAAGAGCCAGGTCCGCTGGCCGAACAGCCGGCACAACAGCGAGCCCAGCGAGGCGGTTGATGTGGCGCCGTATCCCATCAACTGGCAGGACCGGGAGCGCTTTCACTACTTCGCCGGTTTCGTCATGGGCACGGCCGCACGGCTCAAGGCTGAAGGCCGGATGACCCACGGCCTGCGGTGGGGCGGCGATTGGGACCGCGACACCCAGGTCGACGACAACAACTTCGATGATCTCGTTCACTATGAAATTTTGACTAATTAGTCATTTCGAGTGATTATGTAACTGTTCAGGAGGACAGTTACATGCGTACAGCTATAGTTCCAGGATATGAGGGCCGCTACACCGTTACCGAGCGCGGTGACGTGTTCAGTGGCACAAAAAAGCTGCGGCCCAATCTATCAACTCCGGGTTATCACAGTGTCTGCTTTTGCATTAACGGAAAGCCTAAGCGCCACCAGATTCACCGATTAGTGGCAGGCGCTTTTATTCCGAACCCGAAAGGGCTGCCTCAGGTAAATCATAAAAATGGGGTTAAAACTGACAACCGGGTTGAAAACTTGGAGTGGTGCACTTGCTCGGAGAATCACCTGCATGCGCTAAGGGTGCTTGGTAAAAAGGTTCCACCAAGTGCTCTTGGCAAGTTTGGCGCAGAGCACAATAGATCAAAAGCGTTTGTTTTGATCTCGCCGGATGGCGAGGAGATCGATTTTGGTAGTGGCCTTGAGGCGACGCGTCGCTATGGGTTTGATCATACGTCTATCAGCTATGCGAGGAAGCACCAGGATCTGCCGCACACTTTCCGCCGTGGAAAGCTGAAGGGGTGGACACTGGCAAAGTGATAAATGAGCCGCCTATACCGCTTCATCACTGAAAACGCTCTCATGAGCCTGGCGGTGATCCTTTGGGCAATCACCCTGACCACCTGGGTGACCATCCGCGTATTCGGTGACAGCCCACCGGATGTGCCCACGGGCACTGCTGCGGCGCTGGCCACGGTATTCGGCCTGCCGGCCATCGGGGTTGGCATCTGGAAGTGGCGCCGGGAGCAGAAATGACCTGGTTAACCCTATTCAACCGCATTGGACCGTATCTGGCGGTTGTCGCCTTGATCGCGGCCATCGCCGCCGGCGGCTGGGTTGGCCGTGGCTGGTACGAGGATAGCCGGGATCTCGCTGAAGAGCGGGGCGCCCAGGCCGCCATCGACGCCGCCATGGAGCGCGAATCCAAGGTCGCCGAGAAGGTGGAAGACCGCCTGGCCGACCTGAAGGCCAACGAACGCATCATCGACCGCGGGGTGATCCGTGAGATCCAGAATCCTGTTTATCGCAACGTGTGCCTGCCTGCTGGCGGTCTCCGGCTGCTCAACGCGGCAGCCCGAGGCGAGCCCGTACCAGCAGACGCTGCTGACCCGGTGCCCGGAGACGCTGCCGACCCTGAGTGACGGGGAGGCCGGCACGGTTCTGCGCACCATGACCGAGTGGGCCAGCCAGTATCACGACTGCGCCACCCGGCATAACGGCCTGATCGAGGCCATCCG